TTATCTCTTTCTGTGTATCAGCCATAACAGCAGCGAGATTAAACATAGTACCACCGCTCCGACCGCTATCTTGCCTACGAACATCTGCGTCCGCTCCCACCATGTCGCCTTGCGCTCAATGGGCACCGGCACTGGTATGGAGTCCGCTCGCAGGATAGACTTGTATATCGTGTCCGTCTTCATGCTCACCCTGTCACGCCATTTGTACACGCTCTTTGTCTTGTATATTGTATCTCCTACCATGTAGCTCTCGACATATATAGAGTCGTGTGTGCGGAATGTATCGGCTTTGTAGTTGGTCTTATACAGCGTGTCCGTCTTGTTGATTACCCGTTCAAGCACAACAGGCTTCGGAGTCGCGCAGCTTGTCATAACAAGCAAGAGCACGTGCAGCATAGAGCCGATGACAATAGCGAAGCCGTAGCGACATATATCATCCCATTCAATACTCGGTAGCTTGTAACGCTTCCATTGATACACCTCACGCAGCACCTTTACTGGCAGTGCAAGAACGCCTACGAATATAGACGTGATAAACCATCCGATAGCGCCTTGTCGGTTTCGCTTGTTCTCGTCGTAGCCTTCATCGACTGCATCGAGCTTGTCTGCCTTGTAAAAGACAAAGAGCATTGTCGCTCCCAATATGATGCAGTTCAGTAACATTAATATTCCTCGTATATCCATATTCGTTAATTTTTATTGTTATCCATTGCTTCCTCAACCGCCTCGCCGATGTCTGCGTTCTTCCGCTTGATGAGTGCGATGATAAGGCGTTTCACGGAGAATGTGTTTTTTATGCCATGCAGGGCGCAAACGTGCCCGGCGATACTATCTACCTCCCAGATGCACCCGAAGCCCAAGCCGATAGCCGCCGTTGTGACGTGGTTAGCCAAGCCCAGCGGTTCGAAGATAGCCAAGCCGAGCACGGAGCCGAGTATGAGGTATGTAACGTAGTCCACCGCCTTATTGCACGTTCTGCGCCCAGCTCTCGAAAAGCGGAAGTGTTCGTGCCTTTTAATGCTCTCCGACACACCGAACCAAAAATCGGCGACGATAAGAACGACGATAAGAACGAGCATCCAACGTAAATCGAACAGAGCGGTAAGCGCTTCCGTGCTCATGGTACCGACCACGAAAGCCTTACCTGTACTTGTAGTGATATTTCCTGCCATTTTATATTGTGTTATTCGATTGTTATCCAAATCTGCTCGCACCGCTCGTCAGCAGCCTTCAGCATGGTGTACACCTTACGGAACGTTGCCGTTGAGTTAAGCACCTGACCGACCGCCTTGTTTTCTCCGACAAGGATGCAGCCATCCGTGTCCTTCGCTGTGTTGCCGCAGTGTATCAGCACGCCTTGATAGCCAGGTGTATTGCACAACCTTGGTAGTCTGCCCTTGCAGAACAGATACTGCGCCCGACCTCCGAACCTCGGCGATACCGTCTTCATGTCGACGAGGTATCTGCCCGTCGGGATGGCGGTTTCGCCTTTGATTTTAACTCCGCATATCTGCGCAACGCTCATCATCGAGGTCAGACCTCTATCCTTGTCTTCAAGCGTATCACAGACGTATGCACCGTCAACGTACATCTTGCCGATGGTGTACGTCTCCTTTTTTGCTATTCGTCTTACTTTTACTTCCATGTTTATAGATTTAAATGAATAATGTTTTTACGATGTTGAGTATCGCGCAGCCTCCGTCGCGTCGATAGCGTAGCTCATGCTTTAATGTTTTACACCTTTCTCCATGTTCTGCTGTACACCCACGACGACCGTGCCTTGCCGTTACTGAACGTACTGTAGCCCAATCGTCTATCCGGGTATTTTCCACCCGTGCTCGGAGCTTCAGTCTTTTCTGTCTTAGCCCCGACAAAGAAATACACACCGCTTGCGAGATTTATCAGACTACCGTTCTTTGCCAAAAGCGTTTCACTCGTAAAGTATTTGCCGTCAGCCTGCTGCGCAAGAGCCTCGGTTGTCAGACCTCTGTCTTCATCAGGCATACACTTGCCGTTGTTGCGTGCCGCTATATATTGATAGAAATTCTTATAAGATTTAGGTACCGATGTCTCACCAAGCACGCCTTCTTGCTCTATCTCGTCCAAGGCTCCGAATATAATTCTTCCTGCCCTTGCCGTGGCTACCGACAGCTTGACGCTATAGCTTCCTACCTCATACGTCTTGAATTCCGTAAAACTTGTAGTGCCGAGCCATTCCGTAGCCGGCATGACGCCGATTCTCGCAACCACAGCTTCGGAGAACCGCGAAGCATCCCAGCCGCCAGGACCAAGGTCGTAAAGTATATTGCCGGCGTTGTCGAGATACTGCATTACCGCCATGCCGTTTTCGTTTACACCGAAACGTATGTTAGTCTTGCCTATAGTGCCGGCAACCTCCAGCAGTCCGTTATGAATCTTGATAGTCGCTCCGCCCTCAGCCTTTGTCTCCATTTGCGTAACCTTCACCAAGTCGGCGTTTATGCCGCCGTCCTTAAACGCGGCAACCTCCTGTCCTGAATTATCGCGGAACACAGCGTTGTCAGACGTGAAGACAATCTTATCCTGCTCGATGTCGATGCCTGTGCGCAGCAGCTTGGCTGCAATGCCACTGTCCTCGACATAGCCGTTTGCCGACTCTATCCAGTCGGTAGGCGTTGCACCCACCTCTAACTTCGGCATTGTCACCCACGCCTTTCCGCCTTGTATACAACGGATGAGGACATAGTTAGGTATGCCAGTGCCCTCCGAACGCCAGTGTACCCAATAACGCTTCCACTCGCTTGTGAGATAGAAGCGACGTCCGCCGTCGGCGTTGCTCGTTGTTGTATCGCGCTCGCTATCCTCGGCAAATATGCTTAGATTAGAGCCACTCCACATGTATGCGTCGATGCTGCCGGAACCTTTTGCCATAAACGAGAATATATAGTCCTCATCTTTTTTGATGATGGTATTCACGTTCCACTGCGCCATCTCAATGTATTTGGAAGCAGCGTTGGCATATATTACCGAGCATCCGTTGTTGTACGACTCGTTAGTGACCACTGACGCATCCATTAGTGTTAGGTTGCCAGTCTTATTTAATGTGCGTGTATTGTCGAGCAGGTTGCCCCCGATATAGTCGTAGTCGTCAGGCGATGCGCTCCAACACATAAAGTCCTCCGCCGTACCCTCTATGAGGATAGGGTGGGCGATGTACACCTGCTGACTCGCAGTAGATGCCTCCACTTTCACGCACGCCACGGAAATCCACTCATACGGAGCGTTCGCTGCCACAGTAAAGGTTTTCTGGTAGAGATACCATCCATTGCTTGGCGTTATCGTTGCTCCTCCTAAATTCGCACTACCCTTCGGACCGGTATATCCACTTGGTCGCGACGTGTCGGTTGCCGAGCTGTGCCACACCACCTCTCCCGTAATTTCTACTTTGGCAGACTTCGTGCGTGCCCAGAAAGCCAGCGTGTACGTCTTGCCCTTAGTGACGTGTATGTTGCGAGAGTTAGATGCTTCTCCCCATCGTGCACCGCCTATCTTGGCATCGGGCGCGAATATCACATTGGCACCCTCATGCGCCGACGTGCAGTATATCTTAGACCTCAGAAGATAGCAGCCCTCGCCTTGCTTGCGGAACAACGAGCCAACGAGCAGATTGCGTCGCTCAGCAAGAGTGTAGCCCACCTTCAGAGATATCTCGCGTGCCGACTGCAGGATCTCGGAAGAGTATTGTTGTAGTGCAGAGCTTGTTTGCAGTGGCATACCGTCTACCTTATTCGTCAGTTCTGTGTAGTTTGACTGCATCTTCTTCGCATCTGCCTTTAGTCCACCGAAATACTTGGTGTAGTCTAAGTGCCACGTCAGGCGCACGACGAACGTCTTGCCACCCACCACCACCGACACATCGACATAGCCATCGGTGTAGTACATAGTATTGCTACCGGCGTTGTATGTGCGTATGGAGTTGATACGAACCGATGTGCCCGACACACTTGCCGTGCAGTTAACAGGCGTTTTGATAGTAATAGAACTTGCGCTCACGACGGCACCACCCTTGCGGCACACTACTGTAGCATAACCATAGGTGTTGATGCCGCCCGATGTTGTGCCGGACGGTACTCCGTCATCAGAAGTAGAGATGGTGATAGGTGCACCTTGTAGCTCAACAGTGTAAGCATCAGTGCCAGCAGTTCCCTTATCACCTTTGTCACCCTTATCACCTTTGTCGCCCTTGTCGCCATCTTTCACAGCCACAATGGTTATCCAGCCACGTGCAAGTATTGTTGCCATATCTTTTTGTTTTTAGAAAATAGGGTGAGGTGCCCTATTTAGACACCTCACAAGTAAATGTACCTCTCACTGCCACATCAGCGTTCGCCACCGTGACATACGGCTTTGTTGACGCATTCACTGGACTTGATGTGCCGCTCCAGTTTGTTGCTACGCCGTTCGAGTTGTACTTAGTCCACTTGTACTGATATTTGCAGGCGTGAGTGCTGTCAGCCTTAACAGCTGTGCCGTCTTCGACCACCTGACCATCCTTCCATAGACGTGCGAACAGTTCTGTAGACTGAGCACCATTGACGATTTTGTCGCCAGTGAGTGAGTAAACCTCTACGACATAAGGGTCGCTGGCATCGAAGAATGTGACAATGGCGTTAGCAGTATCAGCACCATCCTTCACCGTGCAGCGGAATGTCTGGAAGTTCAGCACATCGTCGGCATTCACATTCAGCGTGCTCACGCCACCCGATGTAGTGACGTTGCCAGCAGCTACTGCACTCCAGGTGCCAGCACTAATATTGAGCACATCCCACGTCATGCTTGTCATTGTAGTGTCTTGCACATTGCCGCGGAAGAATTTAGCCACAGCACGCAATGGCTTGGAACTGTTTGTAGAGTCGAAGGTGTTGCCGTCAGGAGTCTCTATCTGCACCGTCTGTAAAGCACCACCCGACTTTGCCAAGCTGATAGTCAGATAGCCTCTGCACTCCGTGGTAGCTTTGGTCTCGGGGTCGGTATATGTACATGCCCACTCGATATTCTTCACGCTGCCATTCTTCGCAATGTTGCTGACGATGTTGAGCTGATACGACTTGCCCTGCACTGGTGTCGCTGCTGCGCCGTCTATAGTCCACTTCCAATTGGTACAAGCTGCTGTCGGAGCTTGGTCGGTCGAGCTACCCGTCACATACACACGAGCTGTGATGACGTTAGGTGCACTTGTCGAATAGTTTGGAGTGTACACACCAGTATCGGGCGTGAAGATCTGAGTCTGACCCTGCGAAGCTTGCGTGAAACACTGAACAGCTTTGCCGTCGTTAAGGTCAACGATTGTGATTTGACCATTCGCTAATACTTTTGCCATAATTTCTTGTTTGTTTAAATTAATAATATCTATATAAATCGTTAAAAATGAAATCTAAATTAAAACCTCACATTCGAACTGCGCCTGCCTTACGACATCATCACTACTCACAACGCAGACTCTACCGATACCCTCATGCAGAGTATTCCACGTTGTATCATCTGCCGTATCTGCCGATTGCCTTCGCCACGACCACGCGCTATCGCTTATGGTGTCGCTTATGTCCTCGCCGTTGCGTAACAGTTTAGCTTCGAGAGTCAACTGCCCGGTGCCGTTAATCATCACCGTGCCCGAACTACTCGTTATCACTATTTGATACGCCAAGCCATCCTCGCCAGGATCTCCCTTCTCGCCCTTCTCACCTTCGATTTGCTTCAGCCAGTCCGCCGAGCCGTTTACCGGCTCAGCTACAGTACCGCTCTCGTTAGTGCAGAGCCACACAGCGTTGTTGTGGTTCACCTGGTCGTAATAGTCGTAAGTAATGCCACGCTGCCATTCGCCGCGGTAGTTCACCATGTGCATAGTCTGGCCAGATGATGATATCCACTCGAACGACGTAGATGTTATGCGCGAGCCATTCGGCGACAGACAGAACACCTCTCTGCCGTCAAGCGTATAGTCGTTCACACCCTTGTACAGCTTGATTGACGGAGAGTCTTCGCCATAAGCCGAGAGGTAGAGCACCGACTGACGTGCGACATCGGTTGTATTACCCATCTGCACAAGTTCGTCACCTGCTGCGGGCTGGTCGGCTCCTTCGCCCGAACTATTGACGACGTCGATATAGTCGGATCCAACAGCGTGAACCCTGCGCCAGTAGTATCTGTTTCTTGCGCTCTCGCTTGTGCCGGTCTTGATATTGAATGTCTGACAGCGCACGAGGTCGTTTTCCACGAATTGATTCACAATCTCCCGGTCTCCGACCTTCTGCAGAAAGTAGCATCGCGTCATTTCGTAGGGAGCTCCGCTCTCGTAGCCGGAGCTCGTCGAACCTTTCGGAATACTCTCGACATTGCTCACTTTCATGGATGCAGGCGACAGGACTATCTCGCCGCCGACGCTCTGTAGCTCGCGTATCACGAGCTGCACGAACTCTGCCGTCTTACGCACAAGTAGGCGGTCTACTTCCAAATATGAGTCCGTTGTTGTGCCGTAAGTGTCGCCGAGCATGAAACCCTTGCCGCCGACACCGGGTTTGAATGCCGCCGACACCATCTTCTTGAGAGTGGCTACGCCTTCGTCCGTGATGCCATGAATTCCGTCCGAAAGAGTGAGACCTCCGAGGAGCGTCAGGAGCTTCTTAAAAGTGCTTGCGGCTTCAGAAGACAGCCCTTCTGCGAAGGTTATGCGCTTCTCGGCTGTGTCCTCTTCATCAGAGCGCAGGAAGTGCTGGAACACCTCGGCCTCTATATTCACGTTCTCCGCAAGACCTGCCTTATCGGCATACTTAGCTTCATCAGCGATAGCGGCATGTCCTGCCTTATCAGCGTAGCCAGCTCTTCCCGAAGCCTGTGTGTTGGCATATACAACACCGCCTCCAGAACTTGTTGTAGCTCCGGTCGCTGTCTTTGGCTTGGTGTACATCTTTACTTTTATCATAGCTTACCTTTTTTAGATTTCGCGCAGCTTCAATACTGCCGTGCCTTCCGCGAGATTCCGGCTTATGCCAGTTACCCAGAAGTCCTTGCCCATAGCCTCGTGTCGGTATCTGTTGAACAGTCCGACGTTGCCGTTCTCGTCTTCGAGGTTCTGCGTCATCGCTACACGAGGCACATGACAATCGTCGTAATGATTCGACACGTAGTGCTGCTCGGGCTTTGCCGTATTGCCGGTGTTGCGGTCGTATATGTCGAGAAGCTGGCTTCCCGTTTTTAAGTTGGATGGAGTCGAGATATTCAGTCCGGTTTTCACGCCGAGGGCATATCCTTCGTCACCAGTCAGTCCGGACGTTATCTTAAATTCGAGATCGTCCTTCACGTTACAGAAGTCTTCGTCGGTGTCGCTTGCGTATATGATGTCGTTGTCTTCGAGCGACTCGTAGTTGTCGTTGTCGCTGTACAGCTTCATCTCGAAGTTCTTGATGCAGATATTCTCCACGTAGCTCAGAATGATCTCTTTGTCAAGTGGCTTGTATGTGCCGTCATCTTCCCATGGCGGCATTGATACGACGATTCCCGACGTTCCGATTTCAGTACCTCCGATGCCGCTTGATCTTAAAGACCATGCCGGACAAAGGATAGTGAATTTAACCTTGCCCTGCAGGCCGTCTGCCTTGCATATCGGAATAGCCATGCCTTCGGCGTCGAGGTTCATGCCTACACTTATGTTGTTTTGTATGCTGAACTCCGTGCCTACTATGTAGTCGTCGATCTTCGGGTCGAAGCCGATGGTGAACGACTGCGAGTAGTATTCCTTGTCGCTTTCGCACTCTTCCCTGGTCTTGTACGGTCTCCAGGCATAGTCGTCCGGCGTACCGTTACCCGTGCCAGGCGTGTCGCCGGCGAAGAATGCCTGGCGAAGACTCTTTTCGACGAGACATTTGTCTCCTACTACAAGCATGCAGCACAAAACTTGAAACTTCGACACATCGTCGACCTTGCCTAAGTGCATGTTTCTCTTCATCTGGCACTCTTTGAGCGTCTTTCCTAAGAACGGAATGAAGCCGTTGCCGATGGTCTTGTTGAGCATGAGACGCGAGTACGGAGTCTCTGCCTTGTAGAACTGATGAGAGTAATATTCCTTGCCGTCCGGGCCGGCTACAGTGTGCAGGTCGCTATCGCTGTATAGCACGGTTTCTTTATAGGACGGGCACGAAAGCTCGCGTGTCGGTGTCAATGCGATACGCCCGGATATTACGAGATAGTTCGTTGTGCTGTCGTCGGCTGGCGAGTAAACGCCCGGAGCGGCGTTGCTCTCGTATACGGCGCAGGGTATTCTCTCCATGAGTCCTTTACTCGTGATGCCCTGACTCGACTGCGCCTGTCCTACGCCGAGCACAAGCCACGTTTCCATATCCAACTTGCCGGATATGGAATTGTCTTTTGCGTTCATCTTTTTCTCTACGGATCCGACCTTCAGAAGGGCCGTTCCGCTGCCCTTGCCGATGGCGTCAGGTAGTACGTTCTGCCATTCGTTGTCGCCGGAGTAGGGGAAATACGATGTGCCGCCGGTAGTGCCGAGCACCGACTGCGGATAGAACGTCCACTTTCTGTTAGTCATTACCCTTATATACCAGTCTGTGACGTAAGCCTTGCCCCATTCCGATGGCTTTTCTTTCCATGCCATACAAAAGGCTTCTCGTGCCGTCCTTCCTTCAGCAGGGGAAGTGATCATTCTCATGTACTTCTGTTTCCCGGAGAATGGTGAAGTCAGATCGTCTTCTTCAAGCGGACTGCTGATAAGGTTTTTCATGCTCGTTACATTGTCCTTTAGTACGAGCTTGTTGTAAGCCTCATCAATGTTTATCTGCGTTTCCGTGTCGGCCACGATGTCAGTACGCAGGGTTATCGCCTTGCGTTCGGACGCCTTAGTGTTCTCACTCAGCAGGTCTTTCCATTGTACGCTTGCATTCTTGCTGCTCAATGTTTCCCATGCGTATATGTAGAAGGCCTCACCGTCATGGACAATATGGAGATCGAGATAGCGCATTATCTCTTCGAGCACTGCGTCCTGCATCCATACGTCGTCTTCCTCGTCGCCGAGGAAGAGAAGTTCCGAGATTGAAATTTGCGAGAATACTGATGTTGGGCCGACCTCGTCGCTGCTGAGAGCCTTGCTGTTGTCGTAGTAGAGGCGTATGGGATGCTGTGCAGCGTTGCTGATGATAAGCGACTCCGTTGCGATTGTAAGGATAGCAGAACAAATCTGCAGGAATGTTTTCTGCTCAGCGTTGTCCTTGATGGTTGTATATTCAACGCCCGGAGTGCCAACGTTGAGGTAGCGTGAGTATTGCAGACTTGAGAGCACGTCGATGCAGTTCAGTTCTACCTCGTCGTACTCTTCATTGTAACCTTGCGAAAAAACAAGCGGCTCAATGAAGCCGGCAAAGACGATCTGCCCGTCACGCAGTACGTTCACTACAGTATTACGGCATGACTTGTTGTAAAAATCACTGATGAAGCTCCGGCAAAGGAGACGTATTGTGCAACTGTGACGCAGGAGATGGTCGAAAGTGTCGTTCATCTCGTCAGTTATCTCCACCGCGTCTTCCTGGAAGTATATGCCTCCGGCTTCCGTACCGATGATCTTCTCTTCGGTACGGTCACCGTGCGACAATATCTCCACGGTGATAATGTTGCCCTTCTGATTAACGAATTGTCCGTGTATGTACATAGTCGTGATTATGAAAGATTTGAGCGTCGGCCCGACTTGGCGGCTATCCTGCGCACATTACTTATTGTCTGCTCCAGCTCCGTGCCTCTCGTCTTGCCCTTGATGCCTATTTCGAGGCGTATGCCATCAATGCTCTGCCTGCTTGTCTGTGCTGTTTGCATGTCCGGCAGAGTTCTCTGTGTGAACACCGGCGGCGTATACCTCGGCGTATTTATCATCTGGAAGAGACGAGCCTGCTGCCATTTGGTAAGGATCATCTCTCCACTGTTGACACGGGCAAATTTGCGGTCTCCAAAGGTCGAACCTCCACCGACTACGCCACCCGAGGCGAAGCCGTTGAGGTTTTTCATTGCAGAAATCATTGCGGCAAGCTGGGCTATGCCGGTAGCAGCAAAGCCTATCCAAGCCCAAGGGCCGAGCGTTGCAGCCTGTGCAGTCGCCGTAGCGAACCCCTCAGTCATTACCGCAATAGATTGCGCCAACACTCCTGCAACATTCAGCTCAGGCACGCCTATCGCATTACCGAGAGAAGAAAGACTGCTGCCCATTGCGCTGGCTGCTGAGCACGCTCCTTCCATTTTCTTTTTCGCATCGTCGATGTCACTTGTCTTGATGTCTATCTTCAGTGGCTTCAGTCCGAGCTGCGTCAGCTCTGCGTCCAGATCTTCGAGTTGTTTCATAGCATCATCTTTGCCGATGATGCCTATCTCGAAGTCAGACTGGATGCGGCTTGCTTTCTGCTGCGCATTGCTGTAGCTCTGACGCTTGTCGGCGACGGAGCCTTGTTCGATGTATTCTGGTTCTACTTCGGCGGCGATAGAAGCCTTGCCCTTTGTCGCTCTGTCTATCTCGGCCTGTATTTCTGCGATTTTTGCTGAGGCTTTGACTTTCGCCTCGATGGTTGTAGCCTCATCGAGACTGCGCTGTGCGTTCTGCAGTTGCTCTTGCAACTCTTCGATAGGTGTCTTGAAGTGCACCTCGATAGGCTTCAGCCCGAGCGCAGAGAGCTGGTCGTTGATGTCGGCAATAGCTTTCTGCGCTGAGGCTTTGTCTATCAGTCCAGAGTCGTAGTCCTGGCGGATGTTGCCGATGCGCTGCTGTGCGTTGCTGTAGCTCTTGCGTTTATCGGCGGCGGATCCTGCCACGATATAGGTCGGCTCGGTAGCGGCTTCGATTGAAACCTTGCCCTTTGTCGCCTCGTCTATCTCTGCCTGTATCTTCTTCACCTTTGCGTCGGCCTCCACTCTGGCTTCGATGGTCAGGGCGTTGTCCTTGGTCTTCTGAGCAGCAGACAGCTTCGCCTGCAGCTTTTCGATGTACGTCTTCGGTTCAACAGCGGAGGGCGTATTGGTGGTGTTGTTGGCAATATTACCAACAGGCTTGCCTGCTGTAATAAAGCCCTTGTTTGCCTCCAGGTTCTCGGCTAACTGTTTTTGGGTGTCGGCAATTTCTTGATTGACGGCGTTGAGACTCTTGTCTATTGGATTTATTTGTTTGTTGCCCGAAACATTCGTACCATTGTATCTTTCTGCTCCTATTTTGGTAAATCTCCATTGCCCATCGTTACCAACTTTACCATAGCGCTCGTTGCGCCAGCTTTCCGGCACGATGTCGCCCTCTTTGGCGTTTCTTCCGTTATTCTTGGCATCGTCGGAAATACTCTTAGTTACCTTCTTTTTCTTATCAAGCAGGTCGATTTGCTTTTGGTATAATGCTGTGAGCTTCGCAGCGTATGCAGCTGCCATAGCTCTTTGCTTGAAAGCCTCAACCACAGCGTCCGTCTTGTTGTTAAAGATATTCTCGGCTTCCGTGACGCTGTCTATCTTCAGCCGCAACTCGCCGAAAGCGGATTGATTCTGCTTTATCCATTGCACTTTCTGCTGTTCGGTAGACAAAGACTTCCATCCTTCCTTGAGTTTGTCGTATTTCGACATTAGCTCCGAATAGGTAGACTTCAGTGTGCTGTCATAGGCATTCTTCACCTCGTCGGCTGCGCTGTTCATTTCCTTCATCGCTTCCGCCTGCTCGTCTGCTTTGTCTTTAGCTTCCGAGGATTTAGAAATAAATGCGTTTATTACTTCTGTGAGGGCGACTATTGCTATACCCACGCCTGTAGAAATGAGCAAGCTCCTGATAGCAACCTTAAGAGTTGTAGCTCCGACAGCAGCCCCAGTAAAAGCCGCACTCAATGTTCTCGTAATAGCCGTCAGTCCTATCATCGTTGTTCTGGATACCACAAAAGCGGCATTTGCTGCAGTTGTCCTTATTCTTACGATAGCCTGGGTGATACCGAGTGATTGCCACGCCTTTACCAATGTCGAAATGGCTATCACGCTATTGCCTACCTGCGTCGCGATATTAAGATACGGCATGATGCCGCTTAATGCGGACGCAATACCATCGGCGAACTCTGCAATTTGGTTCTTCATCATCTGGAAGCTCGCCGCACCGCTACTGCTCATAGTCGAGAAGGCCTCGTCGACGGTGCCGGCGCTATCCTTCATCGAGGAGATATTTTCATTGAATTTGTCTGCAAGCTGTCCTGTCAGAGGCCCGATAGCACGCAGGCTTTCTGCTGAACCGAATAGCTTTCCGTATATCTCCTGCTCCAGCATACCGCTCTTTTGCGCATACTGCTTTACGTTCTTGTCAAGATCGGCCAGGAAGTTCTGCAGGCCGCCAGCTGCTTTGATGGATGCAGCGTTGAACGATATACCCATCTGCTCTGCCATCTTGCTTGCTTCGCTCGAAGGCTTTACAAGTGCGGTGAATACAGCTGCGAGTTGCGTTGACACCTCGGCGGTATTGCCGCTCACTCCGGTAAGCGTAGAGAATGTCGCCATGAGCTCATCTATGCTGACACCCAGCGTTGCAGCATTGCCTGTCACTCTCGGGAGTGCCTGTGCCAGCTGCTCGAAAGATGTCACGCCGTTCTTGGCGGTAAGCTGTATTTTATCCTGTATGTCTCCTGCTGCATCCCATGAAAGACCGTAGTTCTTTATGACGGTAGAGGTCACTTTAACTGCCTCGCCGAGGTCTGCGACACCTCCTACAGAAGCCTTTGCTGACTTCTGGAGAAAAGTTATCCAGTTGTCTTCAGGTACACTGTTGCTTATTACTTGATATAGTCCATTTGCAAGTTCTTCGCGCGCCATTGGTATATCCTTGGCAAGCTCCGCAACTTGGTCTTTGAGTTTAGAGAAGTCTTCGCCACTCTTGCCCGCCATTGTATTTGCGGTATTCATAGCTGCGCCGAAACTGCGACTTTCTTCTGTGAGGTCGTTAAAGGTGGAAGATATGTTTCTTAAAACTTCAAAGCCTTGGTTGAAGGATATAAGAGCATCTCTCATGTCAGAAGCAGTCGTTCTTACACGAGAGATGTTTTTCTGCATCTCGTTCAAATCCGAGGTTGCAGTAACGATTTGCTCCTTTCCGTCTACGCTGAGTTTTATGTTAAATTTTATCTCCTTTGCCATAAATACTTATAATGAAGAATGTATGTTATATAAAAAATCAGTATCTTTGCCTTTGTAAACATAAAATTCTTAAGAATATGAGAAACAACGAAGAAAATTCCGATAGAAAAAAGCGATGGCAGCGATGGACTACAATAATGTCCTATTCCTTAATCACCTGGATTGCATCCGTTGCTGCTCTTATTATTACTGACAACGAATCATCGTTAGCCCTTATCGTCTTTTTGATAAGCACCGTGGTCTTTTGGGTAGGATTTGCTTCTCTGCTGTCGCTTTCCGCAAAAGAGCCCTGGATCTAACTTTTCTTTGCCTTGTTCGCAAGTGCTTCAAATCTTCGCTTCGCCTCTTCTTTCGATACAGCCGGTGCTTTCCGCATCGGCTTTTTCTTTTCCCACGGGAGCGGTAGTACTTTCTGCGGTGTCAGATTGCCCTTTGCGTGCGGCTGCAGGGCTATTGTTGCCATCATGCGCATACACTCCCATCTGTCCCGAAGCTGTGCCTCCTGCTGCTCGTTCCACGCCCTGTAGATATGGTCGAACTCCTCGGGCGTGAAGCCGCAAAAATCAGAATAGGGGATGCCGATGTTGCCAACGGCTATCCCCAGCAGCTCAAGTATTTCTAACTTTTTTTTTCAGCCGAAGCCTCAACGCCTGCAGCGTCGCCGTTGATAGCCTCCGTCCATGCGGCGACATCGTCAAGCGTCACGCTGTCGGCAAAGTCCATGAGCGAAAGACCGAACTCCACGCCGTCATGCTTGCACGCCGATGCAATACAGCAGAACAGGTATGTACACATGTCCGTCACGTCGTTCGAGATGTCGGACACCTCCTTTCCCGTTTCCATTTTGAAGCGGAGCATAGCCCCCATAGTCTGTCTACAGGGGTATGCCTTGCCGTTGATGGTAATTTCTACTTTTTTCATGTCTCTGCGCTTTATTTTGAAACTACAGCCGAGCCTGCCTTGCCCGGGTAAACCTCAGGCTCGCCGTCGTTCTCCAACGAAAGGCTGTAGGTCGCGTCGTCAGTCGCCGGCGAGGTCTCCTCGATCGAGGCGATAACAAAGTTGCCCTTGACGTAAGGCTTTGTGTCTTCACCGCGCTTGAAGGCCTCGACCTCCACGCTCTGGCCCTTACCCCATGCAGGTGTAAGCTGTTCGTAGCCGTTCTCGGTCTCGTTGTAGAAACGGAAGCCCTCCGCACTGATGGAGATTGAGAGTCCTGTGACGCCCTTGCCCTTCCACAGGCCGCTGCCCTTGGCGGCGGTCGCTACAGGCTTCACTGCGCGGTCTTTTGTCTCCGAGTTGAACGTGAGTGTGTGTGTAGAGCAGTGGCCCACGGCCTTGCCGTCTACTTTCAGCAGAATGTCACTGCCGTTGATATAATTACCTGTTTCTGGCATAACTATAAGTTTTTAATGGTTAAATCTTCACTTGGAATACAAGCTGCTGCACGTAGGCATCATCTTCATAACCTTCCTCACTATCGACGAGAATGCAACTGCGCATACGGATGCCGTCGAGTTCGCCTTGTCTGTAATCGAGCGCTGCACGTGCAGCCTCTGCAAGTTCTACGCCTTCGGCATACTGCGCCGTGTAGCACACCACCTCCATCGTGACGGTGTCTGCACCCGGCATGCCCGATTTCGTTGGGTTGTGCGCCAGTGCTGCACGTCTGTACAGAATGTAAGGAAGCTGCGCCGTATCCGTCGCTACGGGGAACACCTTATTTGTCTTCGCCTTCACTTCCTCGTCAGAGAGGAGCATATTGCGTATGATGGCGCCTGCGCTGAGAGATGTCTTCTTTGTCATTGCTTGTCTTTTTAGATGAGTCCTTGTTTTCTCGCCGCCCTTTCGATGTTGTCCTGGAGGTTGTTGAAGAGGTTCGTCTCCACGCTGTCAGCGGTCTGCTGCTCTGTCTTGGCGAGGAAAGCGTAACGCTTCATCTTGCCGCGGTTCGCACCGCCTCGTACGTATTGCCGTATCTTCTTGCCCGTAAAACGGCTCTTGCCGAAGAACGAAGAAATTCTTCTTCCTGCCTTACGATACCTGGTTCCGTCCTCTGCCCACATCAGCACAGGCTTTTCCTTGCTCTGTCGGTTAAGGTGTATGCCCTTGCGTTTGCCGTGCGGTTTCACGCTCACCATGAAGCCCAGACCGTAGCGGTCGGGATAGGTTCGCACGTATATGCCGCTTGACAGACTGCGCTTGGTGCCCTTGCCTATGCCGCTGCTGCCGAGGTTGGCTACGGCGGCTTTCTTCAGTCGGTTGCCTTCGCGGCGCATGGCACCCTTCATGGCCTTTCGCTGTGTCTTCACGTCGAGCGCCTTGTAGACGTCGAGGAACGGCCTTTTGATGTCACTGACGGTTTGATTCATAGGACTTGCTATTCGTTTACTCGTTCGCAGATCAATGTCTTCATGCCTCGGTCGAGGTTCGGTATGATCGCCACCACGGTATACAGATAACCGCCGAGCTGCTGCACTCGCCAGTTCTCTTCTACCTGGTGCGCGTCACGGATGTTGTACTCAGCCCGATAGTCGGGGAAGTGTTCTCCGACCTCCTCGCTGCGGTTGCCGCTCTGCTTTACACGCTGTGCTCTCACCGTTCTCTGCAGCTCGTAGGCGTTGGCCTCTTCGCCGTAAGCGTTGGCGGTCGCAACGGGCTTGAGCAGCTTTATTCTGTACTTCATGTCTCCTGCTCTCATACCAGTTTTCGATAAGGCTTAATCAATGACTGCAACGAATCGGGCACGGCGTGCATCTGGACGCTGCTCACGCTCTCTCGCTGGTTGTACCAATGAGCACCGAGCATCATCGCCGCATGCATGATGGGCGTCGGTAGATTGCCGTCACCCATTTCCAGAAGTTCTTCGAGCGGTCTGTTGGTCGCCGTTATGACGGCCATCTCCGCCGTGTCGAGTATATGAGCAAGATACTCGTCATCGTCGGCGAAGTCGTCAGCTCTCACGTGTTTCTTGAATAGTGCCAAATCCGTTATAGCCATGATTGATGTTTTTATTAGATATACGAACGTTCAAAATCACACAGCCTTAGCAACCTTGCCGAGCGCGAAGGCCTCCGGGCGTACGGTAATAGTAGCGTAGTCTGCGTTGAGAACGAAGTCTACTGCGTCCTTGCGCGCCTTGCTGTACGGGTCAACGATAAAGCGAATGTCGCCGAAGAGACCCATCGGCTGGTATCTCCAGTCGCCGAGACCGATGAACTCCGTGCCGTCGGTGTCGCGGATCTCGTTAGAGGTGTATACCGGGAGGCCGCAGAGCACGCCGTTCTGAATCATCGGAACGTAGATACCCTTCTCGTTGACAGGCGTACCTTCGAGGATGGCTGCCATGCTCTTTGTCATTACCCAGCAAGCGTTCGAGCCTTCGATGCCGGTCTCGAACATCTTCGCCTTCATGCCGTTGAGTTCCTTGAAGGTAGGCACAGCAGACAGCGTAGTAGCCTTGGCCTTCAGGGCTACGAACGGACCTGTGAGCTTTGTCGAGGCGTTCAACTTGTTGGTGCTGCAGATTACCTTGTTGAGGAGGCGACGGAGGGCGAGTGGCATGATTTCACGCACGATCATCTCCAGGATGCCCTGCGACTGGTTGAGCGACTGGTTGGTTACCGGGATAGCGATACCGATGCGCTCCGGTGTAGCTCTCAGCTTGCTCAGTTTAATCTTCTTGTCGGTGAGTTCTACACCCTCACCGGCAAGCTCAGCGTCCACGTTCTCGTAGAGCGGCCATACATAATCGCCTGCGAGACCCGTAGGCATAGGCAGACCTACCTTGTCGAGGATAAAGCCTTCCTGCAGCGGACGCATAATCTCCTGTACGTTGAGAGGTACGATGCCGCCGTTGTTCACGTCAGACACCATCATCATGTCTCGCACAAGAAGAATCTCCGTGCGCTGGCCCTGTGCGCTGTTCTCGCGGATCATGCGTGTAGCCTCCTCGATGGCGTTAGGATTCTCGCGGAGGTGCTCGGCTGCTGCTGCCTGCATCTTCATCTGCAGAATCTGGTTCTCACGGGTAAGCGCCTCGAACTCGGCGTTCTCCGCCTCGTTGCGCTCACGCTTCTCCTTCTCGCAAGCGTCCGCAATCTCTGTGATGCGGTCGCAGTTCGCCTGATACTTGTTTACAAGCTCGCGAACGATAATGTTGTTCTTTGGTTTCGTCATATAACTACTGATTTATGATTAGAAAATTCGTTTTTGTGCTGCCTGGCGCATTTCGCGCAGCTGCTTGTCTGCCTCCTCGTTATTCTTTTTCGCTGGAGCTTGGCGCAGATCGTCGCGCAGCTTGTCGGTAAGCTCTCGCGCCTCTACGCTTGTGTCAGGGTAGTACGGGTTGGCGGCAAGCGTGAAGTCGTAGATGCCGAGAATGCTCTTTACGGTGTATGTGATGTTTACCGTGCCGTTCGGCGCCGTCTCGCTGGTACGCTCCACGAAGTCGCGGTTGTAGTAGCGGGTCGAGAAGGCGAAGCTGCAACCCTTGATGTCGCCGCGGCGCACAAGTTCGAGCGCCTTGTCGCCGTCTACGGTGTTCGGGGCGTCAAACTCGAAGGCCACGCCCTTGTCGTCGATGGAGTAGGTGAGCGTTCCTTCTCCCTTGTCGCTTCTCGCAAGAAGCAGGTGGTTGTCATGGAACATCGTCATCTTGATGTCCTGGCTGTCAAGAAACTCTTGACTGACAGCGCCCGGGGCTATCATCTCCCGGGCTTCGCTGTCATCGTCGCTCCACAGAGGCTCTGACGGAGTATTGAAAAGTATTGCGTACCCCGTGATGGTGCGGCTCGGGGCTTCGCCCTCTGCCGCCTCCCTCACATGCAACATATTCGGGGTACTTAAACAACGCTTAATGATCTTGTTGGTATCTTCTGTCTTTTTCATATCGTATGGGGGTTTGTTACTGGATATTATTGCCGAAGGAGCCCTTGTTGATGTCCTTCAGGTTCGCCGATACGAGCACCTTGTCTCCGCCTGCCACCGGCGGCTTGTTCTCTTCCTTACGCCAGTCGTTCACTGTGTAGATGCCTGCTGCGATGGTTTTCGCCTGATACTTCACCCTGCTGTCGAGGTCGCAGGCGTACAGACCTCTGCGGTCGAACTGAAACTTGCGTTTGCAGCACAGCGACGGAGCGACGAGCTTTCGCAGCATCTCGTTCTCTATGTTGCGCAGCAGCGGGTTGAGTGTGTTGGAGAGGAACGCGACGTTCGCCATCTCGGCACTCTTGTAGTTGTTGCTGGTGTCGTCGAACACGAAAGACGGGTGCACGCCGAAGAAGCGGCAAATGTCTCGTATCGTAAACTTACGACTCTCTAAAAACTGCATATCCGTTGACGAGAGCGAAATCTGTTTGAAGTCCACCTGTCCCGGGAGACTCACGATGCGCTCGCCGCTCTGGAACTTGCCGTCAATGCTCTCGGCTGTGTTCTCCAGCTGTGCGTCCTGGTACTCGCCGAAGCCTGTCACCGACTTGTCGTTTGTCACGAGACCTCGCACGTTACCGCCGTTGGCGAAGCGTTTCAGCGTCTCACGGTCGCCAGTAAGCGCTATGTCGAGAGTCTGACGTGCGTATTGCAGCACGCTGATGCCAGTCTTTCCGTCTGCGCTGTGTCCTTTGATGTGTATGATGTCCTGCTCTCTGTAGCAGCCGTACACACCATTAATCATGTCGGTGACGTTGTATGTGTCGCGCAGGACATCGTGCGACACTGTGCCGCGTCCGCAGAGTACGAGTCGGTCTATCTCCAGCGTCGCCGTGTTGTATACTGGCACGATGTAGGCGTTGCCATCAAGCAGCACGTGCTCTACGGTCTCCTTCCAGAAGTCGAACGCTGATTTTGTGAAGTCGGGCTGTACGTCAAGCAGGTAGTGGAGGCGGCTTGTCTTGTCCTCTACAAAGATGCCGTCCTTCAGTCTCATGTATAGAAGCGGAAGGTTGGCGACGCTCTCGCTGAGCAGCTTCACGCATCGGTACACCGTTGCAACGGACATGGCTGTAGCTCCCGATCCGTAGCCGAAGAAGCCTGTGTAGTCTCCGGCGATGGTCGTTTTGCTTCCGGATTCTTCCTTCTTGCCCGATTCTCCTCTAAAAAAATTCGTTATGTTTTGCCAAAATCCCATGTATGTGTGCCTTTTTATCCTCAAAGATACAGCTACTATAGTAGCTTTTAAAATGACAAATGGCGCATTTGGGTGCATTTTGGTACATTGTGGCGCAATTATTAGTTTGTTAAGTTTTGTTTACAATCGTAAACATATAGAAAGTAGCATAGAATTTCAGTTCTTTCCAATATTTAAAGAACTGGAAAGCTTTATAGCGAGTGCCTATGATACAAAAAGCCCTCGATGCGTCACGCACCGAGGACTCCAATAAGCTCTTTAATATAATGAATGCTGCGAATTAGAAACTTGCAGCGGTCATGGTGCCGCATGGTCGGGCGGCGGTGTTGAATTTATTAAACAGTGACCATTTCAATATCCTTGGCAAGTCGGCGCAATCCCGACTTTATTTTCTCCACCTGCTGAGGGCGCGGCTTCGATATGCCGCTCGCATAGTGTGAAAGCTGCTTCTGGTTGATGCCCGTTATTGACTGAAGAGCGGCAAACGAGAATATGCCACGATAGTAGTCGAGCAACGTAGCTACATCAAAATCGTAGACGAGCCTATACTCACCGTCAAACACCTCCGGGTATACATCACCGTCTTTACGTCTGCCTTCGAGCCAGAAGTCAACACTCTCCTGGACATACGCCTTAAAGCCCTCAAGGTCGCCATCATAGGCGACGACCCAACCCGGCAGTAAGTCGCAAGCGCAACAGTAGCCGCCATCAGTACGGGCAGCTTTAATCACAACATCGTTCATAATATATTGTTTTATATGTTAATCTTAAAATAGGTGGCAGCCACGACCGCCACCTTTCTTTGTCGAATATCAAAACAAGCGTCTGCTTCGAATGTAGGGGAGGGGCGGAACTTCTGCTCCACCCCGATTAGTCAGAACCTAAGCCCCGACTGCCGTTCAATACTACTGAGGAGCCATCCGCAGATAGATGTTGAAGGCTTACCGTTGACAGTTACAACACCCTTTTTTGTAGGGTGCTTGAACTCTCGGTGGTCCCCTTTGCAACGGTCTAAGTACCAACCGTCGTCAGTCAAGATTCTCAGAATCTTAGAAACTTTTACATTTTTCATAGATCGCTTGTTTAATAATTCAACACTGCAAAGGTAGTAATTTTACTACGAATAACCAAACAAAACAATAACTATTTTACTACGAAATGTAAAAAAACCGCCGACGCATCACGCGCCAGCGGCTCCGAAACTAATCAACAAAAATGTAAACAACTGCTTATATACGTTATGACTCTCTTACAATAGGGGCTTTGTCTTGTCTATCACTACAAGGGCCGTATTAACCATTGTGCCAGCCTCCTTGAACGACTTGTCCGGGAGTTTGCGCATATAGCCTCCGTAGTGTGCGACGGCGTCGCGCAGTATTTTGTACGGACCGTCAGTACGCCACATCACAGCCTGAGAAGCGATAGCTACGACCTTGCGGTTTGCCATTGAGATCGCCTTGAGGATATGCAAAGCGTCTTGTCGCTTACAAAACGGTGGGTTCATTACTATAACATCGTACGATGCCGACGACGGGAATTTTAGAAAGTCCTTGCCGACGACGCGGAAGCCTCGCTCCTCAAGTACAGCTCGGTTCTTAGAATCGAGTTCGATGCAGTCGGGCGATGGCATAAACTTCGCAATATTGCCTTGTCCTGCAGAAGGCTCAAGCGTGCTCTCTCCTTGACGTATATCCGCTATCTCCACAATCTCGCGAGCGAGAGACTCGGGAGTAGGAAAGAACTGAAGTGCTTGTCGCTCCGGGATGTATTCTCCAGAGTCGGCGATGGATGTAATGAGGTCGCCTACATCCTCCTTGAATACAAAAGCCTTCTTCGCACTCGACCACTTGCCGCCGATACTCTTCAGTACCTTGGCTACACGTTCGTATAGCTTGCGTTCTAACTGCCCGGGCAGGCGTAAAAGACTGCCGTCAAACTCGGAGGTTTTCAATACCTCTACAACTGAATTGTCTATCTTCATACGTTATGATATTATTGGATTTTAAGAAGTCGTGAGTATGCACTACGAGCCTCATCAATCATTTTTAAAGTGTCGCTGTCCGGCGGCAAGTTGCCAAGCATGTCTGCTATCTTGCCGAGTTTTTCCGATAGTTTTCTCATGTGTACCCGCTGTTCCTTTCTTTCCTGTTCGATTACGGAGATTATACCTTCGCACGATAGAAAGTCCTCCTTCTTGCCCTTGTAGGCGAGAATCATCGTAGCGATAGATGTTAGGCGAGACACCAGCCATTCCTGGATGAATAGTGCAGGGAGAGTGAAGCGTATCTTCTTCAGCACGGCAATATCTACTTTGTTTTGAAAACCGAGCACTACCTCATCAGCAGTGTCGGGTATCGCATCGAGTAGGAGGCGTGACACTACTGCCATAAGATATTGCCTTGACACGCCCTCTTTGGGACGTAAGGCGCAGACGTGTTTCGACAGAATTGCCGTGCCTTCTGTGTTTACGGCCATTTTCCCTATCGTACCAACTACCGATACAAGTATATCTCCTTTTTCTGTGAGCGTTGGCAGGTTGAGCTTCTCGTAGCACCATCGAGAAGGCACGAAGCGTCCTTGTATCAGGTCTGAAGCTCCGACCACAACAGGCAGTCCGTGTTTTTTCTCGTTGGTTTTCTTCTTGTCTACATTTTTACCTTGTAGCACCTTACAGATGTCCGCGAGTGCTACGACGTTATCTATATTTTCATCCATAATTTTCATGTATTAAAACAACTGCTTATATACGTGGCTCTCCTAAAAATGTTATCTGCTCAGTGTTCTGAACACCTTGTTGACGACGTTGCGCTTTTGCGTTTCATCGGGGTGCACATACATATTGAGCGTTGTCGCTATGTCGGCGTGTCCTAACAGCACACTTACGGTCTTGTAGTCGCACTTGCTCTCGATGCAGCGGGTCGCGAACGTGTGACGCAGGTCATGGTATCTGATATGCGGCATACCGATTTTCTCCATGAGCCTGTAGAAAAAGTTGCGGTAAGTCCGTGGTTCCGTAGGCTTCTCGGCGTTGGTTAGAACATAGAAATTCTCGTTGACGACCTTCTTTAAGGGTTTCACCATAGACATCAGCTCTTTGCATATAGGGACGTCACGGCGGGCGTTTGTGGTTTTAGGTTCGCTTAAAACAATCTTGGTGAAGTTCTTCTCGCCATTCAGTACATATATACGCTCCACTGTGCGCCGTACACTTAAAACGCCGCGGTCGCAGTCAATATCCTCCCATTTCAGACCGCAAACTTCGCCGATACGCAATCCTGCCGTAAGACTAATGTATATGCCGAGGCTGTAGAACGTAAAGTGTTCTTTTATGTAATCAAGAATCTTCTTGTGTTCTGACACCGTCAATATGCTAATCTCGATCTTTCCTTTAGTGGAGGTAGGAAATACAGCCTTCCAATCGTGATATAGCATCCATCCTTTACTGGAGGCGAATTTCATAATCATTTTCAACACCACCAGACGATCTTTTATTGTATGCTTTGACAATCCTGCCGTTACGCTATCTAATATATATTCTTGAACTATATCCTCGGTCAAATCATCACATTCGCCAAACGCTGGCAGTATGCTGTTTTTTATTGACAGCGTATAGGAAGCCATCGTGGACTCCTTCACATAAGGTCGTTTGTATTCCATCCATATAGGTATTATATCTTTTACGAGCATCTTTCTTGAATCTTTAGTGTTCCACAATATGTTCTCCAGGTTTCGCCAGTACGACGTCGCTGAATGCGAGGGTGTCGTCATGCTGATTCAGAAGTATGTACCGAGCCTTGACGCTGCGCTCAAGCACGTCACCATGGTAAACGTAGCCCATAATGCCGCGGATGCTCAGGTTGAGCAACAGCAGCGGAACGGAGCGGTCGGAAAGCTCCCACACCGTTATCATGTGCCGTGAGGGGAAGTGTTCCCACGGCGCAACACGCCGACACTGCTCCCACCATGCGCTTATTATCAGTCCGCCGGTACCCGCCGTCGGCTCGTGTATGGTTCCTATTGTTGGCACGGCTATCTTCGCCACAAGCTCCGACACCTCCCACGGCGTGAAGTCCTGTTTCTGTTTCTTGCGCTGTGCAAACTCCTCTTCATACAGCTGACGGAACCAGTCGTAGCTCATGTCATGGCGGTTGACATCGAGCAGTTCTGCGTAGATAGCGTTCCTGCGGGTCTTGTCGCCCATAATGACATCCATGGCGACTTGAGGCAAGTCCATGATGTCTTCAATGCCGAATATTCGGCAACATTCTTCTTTTGTCATAATTACGTTGTTTATTGTTGCATGTTTTCGTTGTTTTATCTTTCGTAAGTGTACATCAGCCCGAGCGTCATCAGCATGGTTATGGTACCGTCTATCTTTCGGTACTGCGACAGCTTCAACGGCTTCTTGTTCTCCAGGTTGTCGGTGTCGAGCACGCAGTTTGAGAGGCAGAAGGTGTTTATGGGGTTGTCGTTGAACACTATCTTCGGCGGATCATTCCACGCCAGCATCTCGAACGACTCCACCGGGAGGTTGAAGCTGCCGTATGTCTGGCTGTACGGCGTGAGCACGTTGCGGGCTCCTACCGACGAGAGGATGCTCGTCAGGTCCTGCGCCTTGTACTTGTCGTAGCCGATACGTATGATGTTAACCTTTTTGGATCGGCGCAGAATGTCTTCCGCTATCTGCGCCACGTCTATCTTTTGTCCCTTGCAGAACTGAAGGTGTCCTTTGGCGTGCCATGAGCGGTAGAGCTGCTCGTTGGGGTGTCCTTTCAGTGCTCCTTCCGGGAAGTAGTAGTCGGTATGGCAGTAGAACTTCTTTGACTCCGTTGAATAGATCGTATAAGACACGGCACTGAAATCATCATGTATCGAGAGGTCGAACGCTACGGCGCAGTCGGGATGCCCTGCAACGTTGTCTATGTCGAACTTGCCGAGCAGGTCGTTCGCTTTCTCGTAGGTGAACCACGTCTTCTCGTCGCTCACGCAGAAGATGTTCAGCAGCTTTGTGCGGAAGGCAAGCATGTTTTCTGCAGACAGCTGTGCATTCTCGTACTCCCGTTCGTAGTAGTCGGGCTGCACCGTTATGCCGAGATGAGGCTGCACCTTCGCCCATGTCGCAGGGTCGCCCTCGTCGTCGTCGACATCCGGCATGAAGATGGATGCAAACATAGTATCGTTCGTCTTCTCTCCTCGCAACACCGCCATCACGCCATCGAGCTCTCCCTTGAACGGCCCATCCACCACCTCGCTCGCTGTAGTGATCACTATCACGAGCGGTTCTCGTCGCGGACCCATTGAGGTTGTAAGCACGTTCTTCAGGTCTGCTCCGTTCTTGCCTGCCGTGTTGCGTGCCTGCGCATACTCGTCCATGATGACGAGCGAGGCGTACAGGCCGTCTTTCGTCTTGGCGTTGGCGGTGAGACACTGGATAAGGCTGTCGCGCCCATGATCCAAGAATGTTATCTTCTCGCGGTTCACCCGGAAGTGGCGTCCGCCTGCATCGAGATCAAACATTATTGCTCGTATCTCGTCGAAGCATATCTTCGCCTGGTCGTAGCTGTTGGCTCCTACGTAAGCCTGTGCGTTGTTGTCGCCGAAGAGCATGTCGTAAACGGCGAGAGCTGCGCTGGAGGTTGTCTTTGAGAACTTGCGGGGAACGAAGAGATATACGGAGCGTATCAGTCGCCGTCCGTCGGACTTTACGAAGCCGAAGATGTTGGCGAACTGGAAAGCCTGCACCGGTGTCAGCTTGTAGCGTGTGCGCCCGTTGATGCCGCTGAAGCGTAGAGCCTGGTAGAAGCGAAAGAAGTGCTTTACACGCTTCGGGCTCCATTCGTAGCGGTCGAGCATACGGAAGAAGCGTTTCACTGCCAGCAGCTCGTAGAGGTTGTGCCGCTCCGGGTTGTCTATCACGCCGTACACGTAGTCGCCGATGCGCCGGTCTGTCTCGACGAGCGCACAGCGATAGCGGGTAGGGTAGGCATCCCTGTCTCTCTGCAGCCATGCCGCCGTGTCTGCTTTCAGGCTCCGTAGTCTTACTTTCTCCTCTTCCGTCATTCGTCGCCCTCCTTCATTGCCTTCATGAACTCGTCGAGCGTGTCGTCTTCAGTCCTGCGTTCCTTGCCGTCGTTGTTCATGCCCAGAGCACGGAGGGCACGCTGCGCCAGGCTCGCCACGTTGAGATACAGCTTCTCTTTCGGGTTTACCGTGTGCCGCTCGTTGCCCTCTCGGCTGTACTCTACGTTCACTGAGCTGTAGCCATCCCGGAGCATTTCTTCATTGAGCACTTCCGCTCTGACAAGCAGCTGCGCCGTCAGTTCTACCTGGTATGTCAGCTCAGCGGTGTACTTGCCCTGGCTCTTCAGCAGTTTCACGATGTAGTCCTTCTTGTTCTTCACCCTGCGCTCTATGCGTCTGCGCTCCTTTTCGTCTGCAGGATTGGGAAGTATTGGTTCTGCCGATGGCGCAAAGTCTTTCTGCGCCTTGTCGCTGTAGCCTCGTTTCTTGCCCTTGGTCTTCAGGTAGAATATTATCGCCGTGGTGTCGTTGGCGTTGATGAGCTGCATCAGTTTGCTCTCCACGAAGTCCGTCTGCGTCTCGGCTATCTCGTCCACCTTCTCCTTGAATCCGGGGTCGCTGTTGTACCATCGGTAGTAGGTGCTGCGGCTTATGCCGACAGCCTCGCAGGCGACGGCTATAATGCCGTATCCTTGCATCAGGGCTTCCAAGAACTTTTGCTTTTTGTCTTCCATGCGTTTTTTATAGTGTGCCAAATGTACTGTTTTAGGTCTTCAGCCCCCACGGCTCGAAATTTTTCTTGCGCGTGGAAAAAGGGCCGGGCGAGGTTTAGAAGGGGTGCACCCCCTTTTAAAAAACACCCCCCCCGGGGCTGCTACCCCATGAACCTGTCCTTGAAGCGGAGAAGGTGGGCCTCCGCTCTTTCCTTCGCCTGCTTCTTTCCGCATCTTCCCATCTCCGTGTGCGTCTTCACGTGACACTCATGGCAGAGTGCCCGCAGGTTGTGAGGGTCGAACATCAGCTGCTCCTTCTCCCTCAACGTGAGACCTTCTTCCACCGGGCGTATGTGATGCACCTCGGTAGCCGGAGCGAGCCTGCCTTCTTCCCTGCACCTCTCGCACAGCGGAAAGGCTGTCAGCTTTGCGCGTCTCAGCCTTACCCATTGTGCGGTGTGTATGAGTCTTCTGTAGTCCTTGTCCTTTGCCATTTTGGGTAGGTTTAAAGATGATCGTCACGAGTAGAGACTGCGCCAGCACCTCAGTATCTGCCTTCCAGTGGTCACCGGCCTGCCGTTGGCTTGCCTTCTGCGGAAGGTTATCAGTCCTTTGGCTGCGTAGCGCTTGATAGTATGACGGTCCACATGCAGGGCTGCAGCTGCTTTGCTTACGGTGTAGAGGCCGTCAAGCTCTACATCTGGGCGAGTCGTTATCATATCCTTGTGTGTTTATACTTTAACCGGAAGCCCGGCATACACCCATGCCAGCAGGCATGCGTCTCTCTGATCCTGGTTCATTCTTGGCAGGCGGTTCGTCACGCCTACCGACTTCTGAAGCTCAGCCTGCGTTATCTTTCCGTCCTTGCCTTTCCATACCTTGCGCATAGGCTTCGCTACCGTGCACGGTATGTCGAGATGGCTGCACATTTCCTCGATGAGGATGCCCGTCTGGTGGTTCATTCCCGTGCGTCTTCCGAGCTCGGCGGCTTTCTGCATCGTCATATAGCCGCCTCCGAGATGCCAGTTAGATCTGACAAGCCAGCCTCCCTCCAGCACCACAAGCACTTTGCCGGGGTTCATGTCTCGCGTCATGGTGAGATAGTCGATGAGGTTAGGAAAGGAGAACTTCATGGGCGTCACGCTTCTGCTTGTGCGGTAGACCACGCCTACGCCGCTCTCGTCTACGTCGGGGTCGATGCCGATTATTATCTCCGGCTTGAACTGGTGGGGTATCTGTATCGCTTCTAACATGCTGCCTCCTTCTCCTCTTCGGTCCGGGTGTCGCGGTCCGGGTTCATATCGAGGGCATAGCTTGCCGCACGGTTATACATCTCGTGGTTGTCAAACTTGTTCTGCAGCACCTTCACTGCCAACTCCCACTCCTTGTTACCGTTGAGACAAACTTCGGGGTCGCCTGCCTGCTTGAACAGCTCTGCACATGCCGTCTCCCATGTCTGGCGCACGGCGTTGAAGTCGCTGCGTCCGAAGGTTGCACGTATCGGCGTACCGCATTGCTCACGGAACTGATCCATTGCCTGGTCGTGCATATAGCAGCAGATCTCTATCACCGTCATAGCCGTGAGCATGTGAGCCTTCAGCCGATGATCGTCGACGTTCAGCCTCAACAGTTCTGCGTCTACCACGAAGAAGAGCTTCTGTATGTGCGGCCTCATCTCGTCGTACACGGCGTCCGTGGTGTCGAGCCACAGGCCGTAGGTCTCGCCTGCCTGGTGCTTCACGTGCACGTTCCAGCGGTCGTATGCCGACAGAGCTTGCTTCACTCCCTTCTTCACTCCGTGACGCCAGTATTTCGTCTTGCTTGGCACCTCGTAGGCATCTACCATTGCTGACTGTGCGCAGTTATATGCCGCTCCGCATATCACGAAGAAGAGCACCGAGCAGCGCGATATTCTTCTCTGCATCTCTTCCACCTGCTTTTCCGAGGCGAGCATCACACGATGGCCGACGGACCCTTGTATCAGCGTGTTCATAGGCTTCCGGCTTTAAGCCCCAGCTCCTTGGCGGTCTGGAGAAAGGTTATCAACTTGTCTTCCGACACTCTCGATGTAGTGTTGCGGCACACCGTCTCGCAGTCTATCACGTTGAAGTAGACGCGGTCGTTGCCGGTGTCGAGGTAGTATGTTTTCTGTTCCATGTCGTTTTTACTTGGTTTGTTGTTCTCTTGCTGTGTCCTGGCACGGAGGGCGCAGGGCGTGTTCTACGTATCTGCCGAGCTTTGTGCACCATGCTCCGTTGATGCAGCGTCTTGTGTGCTGGCAGGTCTTGCACTTGCCGTTCATGCCTGGTGCAGTAGCGGTTCCCATACGATGCCGAGTCTTTTGAGCGTGCCGTTACGCTCGTAGTTTTCGAGGGCTTTGCGGGCACTGCTTTGCGGGTCGCGGTTCACGAGTCGCACCATGCCCTCGATGCGCTCCTTCAGTTCCCGTTCCTTGTCGCCGCTGTCCTGCTGAGCCTCAGCGATGGCTTCCGTCATATCGCAGCCTGCGGACGCTGGCTTGTCGCAGCCCTGCTTTGTGCGCCGCAGGGCGTTGTCGTAGTTGCCTTCGAGCGTCTTCACGAAGTTCTCCTGCGTCATCAGCCAGTCGAAGGTTGCCACCCAGCTTCTCGGGTTCTCTCCGTTGGCATAGCTGCTTGCTATTATCTTGTCAACGGCGAGCCTCAACACGGCTATGTCGTTGTCGTATTCGGCGAGCCTTGCCCTTACGAGGGCCTTGCGGGCGTCTGTCAGCAGCGTCACACGGCGCACCAGGCTGCCTGTCTTCTCTGCCTGCTCGTTCCAGTAGGTTTTCAGCGCCACGCACTCGGCGTCAATCTCCACCCGTCTTCTCTGTGCCTCCGCTTCCTCACTTCCGCCAGAACTCTCTCCCGTGGGGGTGGGGGTGGGCGAGAGGGCCGAAAAAGAAACGGCCGCTTGCGGACTTTCTTTTTCTTTTTCTTTCCCCCCTCTTTCTATAGAGGGGTTTGTTTTGTTTTGTTTTGTTTTGTTTCGTTTTGTTTTTATAGGTGAACATTCGTGCACGTTCGTGCTTTGCGGTGCACGTTCGTTCACATTCGTGCACGTTCGTGCTGTTTTACCACGTTCGTGCACGTTTGTGCTTTGCGACACACGTTCGTGCACGTTTGTGCACGTTTGTGCTTTTCCTTCACGTTCGTGTTCCGCTGCGTTGTCTGCATCGTGTTCGTGTACGTTCGTGTACGTTTGTGCTTCTCGCTTCTTCTGCTCACGTTTCAGGGCTGTCTGCCTGTTGCGCTCGCACTTCGCTTCGTACTTGCCCTGTGCACGGTCTATGGCGTCGCGTATGAAGGCGAAAGCCATCTGCACCATCGGGTCAGCCTCAGCACTTATCTGCGCACCGTCTATCGCATAGGCGTATAGAGCGTCGAGAAGGTCGCCCTTCTGCTCCTGCGTCATCGTCTTGATTGCAGGGTATTGGGCGGTATATAGCATGAATCCTTCCATATCGTTGATGTTTTATTCGTAGAACAGAGTTTCAGAAAACAACCATGCCGTCCGTCTCCCGACGTGGGGCATGGTGCGTCCGGCACAAAAGTAAAATGAAAAACACTCAAAACCTAACGAAAACCCGAGTGCCGGACTGCCTGAATTTTTTGGATTCTATTCTATTCAATTAATAACTTATTCCCGATTTAATAGGCGAAAGACTTCGCTCTCACTCTTGCTGGTGTAGCGGCGGCGTAACATGCCGGCACCGAGTTGTACAGCATCCAGTCATCGAGGTCTTTACGCTTGAAGTAGAGGAGCTTGCCGCCCTTGCTGCGGAAGTGGTTTATCTTGCGTGCTCTTACGAGCTCGTAGAGAAAGCCTATCTTTATGCCCATGTACTCGCTTGCCTCTGCCGTGTTATATACCGCTTTCGTGGCGAGGATGGTCGCCGTGCGTATTCTTTCGAGCTGCTCTATTATGTTGACGCTCTCGTTGTTCTCCAGGTTATCCATATCTATTCCTCCTCTAAGTCTGTGAGTTCTGATATACTTCCCTCGTCTTTCCACTTCATATAGTAGTGGCAGAAAGCGAGTAGTGCTACGAGGGATGCTGCCTTGCTTCCGAAGATCACTGCGGCGTACATGCCGAAGGACGTGTCGGTGCTTGGTACGACGATGAGTCCGATGATCATCACAGAAGCGAGTGCGAAGAGCACCCAGTATCTGTAGTTGCTTATTATTTGTTTCATATTGCGTTGTTTGTTTGGTTCGTTAATCTTCCGTATTGTCGATACTTGGCGTCATTTCGTCAGCGGCGATCATGGCGAGGAGGTACTCCTTCTCGTCTGCGCAGAGCTTGTAGTCGTGCATTATGGATAGTTTTGCCGTTTTTCTTACCCCTGCGAGGCTTATTGCTACCTCCTTTATTTTGTAGTCGTTGTAGACGTTAGCTTTGTCGAGCAGCACCGGGATGCAGGCGTTTTTCGTTTCGCTCTGTTCTTTCGCCCACTTCTCGTTATCATTCACCCACTTCTCGTAGTCTCTTACCTTCTTTACGAGCTGTGCGAAGATGTACATGTAGTTTCCCCGCTTCCAGTGCTCGCAGAACTCCTTCTTGTCGATGGCGTCTACGGTGTTGTATATCTGCTCTATCTCGTAGTATTCCTCAAGGGTCACTTGTAATCCCGTGAGTTCTTCAAATTCTTTCTGTTGCATGGTTGTATGTTTTTAGTCGTTTTTTAGTCGTTTTTTAGTCGTTTTATTCTGTTTCTTCCTATTCGTCAGCAGCTTCCACCTTCAGCCCGAGGCGTCTTGCCGTTGCTTCGCGCTTCATGGATCGCCGTGTCTGCTCGTCGTAGCATATAGTGTTCACTTCGCCCTCTATCGCAAAATAGTTGCAGTCCTTTATCATCATGTACTTGTGTATCGAAGCTCTGCGTGTGATGTTCTTGCACACTTTGAGTTTTGTCTGCTGCTTTTCGCCGGATATGATACGGAAGCGTTCCATCTTGCGCTGATGCCTCATGGTTTCCTCTGCCTTTTGTCTGCCCCGCACGTATTTGCGCCGTGTCATCCCTGGCTGCTGCCACGGCTTGAGTCCGGGCTTGTAGCCTGGCCACTCTTCGCGAGGCCGCATCTTCGTTTTCTCCCACATAGCCTTGGCGTGCTTTGCATTCTCCTTGTAGACGCCGAGCTCCTTGCATTTTCGGGAGGCTTCCTTGAGATTGGCCCGGCGCATACGGCTTAGGTATCTCTTGTCCTTCTTCAGTCCGTACCTCCTGGCTATCCTGTAGATGGTGCTTTCGGAGATGTCGATGCGCTGCATAATCTCTGGGTTTGGCGTATTCGGGAAATGCTGCACTATCCACGCCTCCTCTTCTGATGTTGGCGTATGGCCTCCGCTGCTGCCTGTGCATACCGATGAACGGTCTTTCTTCCAGCCCAGGTTCTTTGCCAGTTTGCTGATGCCGTCGATGCTGACATCATAGCGAATGGCGAGGTGTCTGTTTGCCGTTATGGGATACTCGTCTTTGAGTCTTTCCACCTCCTGCGGCGTGAGGTCTCTGTAGTTTCGCATGTTTCTTTGGGTTTATGGCGTTTTACTAAAAGTGTGCGGTGGTTACGTTTTCCTTCGCTGCCATGCGTCCGCACCAGCATTCCGTTGTACGTTGTACGGCGGCTGCGTATAGCGAGCCGGGTGACTGAAGAATATTTCCATAATTATATAAATGATTTGATCCAACTTCACTCCGCCAATCTATTCCGCATCATCGCCAACAAGCTCACCACCGACTGGTAATCGGTAGAGCGAAAACGGTAACGCTTGTAGTTGGCCGTAATCTCACCAACCCAGCGGATGCGCTGCTGCTTCACGAAGCCCACGCCCCGCACAACACGCCCCGCAGACCCACAGCCTCTTTGCTCGCGGCCCTTCACGTTGCGTTGCATCTCTTGATAGATGGTTCCAGTACGGTTGGCGCCACGGGAATGGATAGAGTCAACTGGCTCGGACAGAAACGTCTGGACTCGTGCATGGGTTTGCGCTTTCCTCCCCTTTTCTCCTATTTGCCTGCGATATTCAGACGATTTCTTCAGATGATAGTGGGCAGCCAGCTTTGCTAAGGCGTGCTCGCTAATGCCCAAATAGAATATGATTTCAGTGTTAGGCATATCGGCATAGTGGTCGCACAGCCATTTAGTCTGACTGGGTGTAAGATTGCCACCTCGCGCCTTCATCATCGCTATCGTCGCACGATCCTTGCTCCATCCGTGCAGGTGGGCGAGCTTGCGCAATCCGCCTCTGCTAATATCATACTGTGCGCAAAGCATTATATTGGTAGTCGTAGGAAAGGCCAAAGCGAGAGAACGTATCTCAGTTTCGGACAGTGTGGTGTAATGCTGCATATTTCTTATCGTCGTTCATTTTCTTCTTTAAACCATAGTCTCTGTAGTTTCGCATATTCCTTTGAATTTAGGTCGTCTTTACTAAAAGTGTGCGGTGGTTACGTTTTCCTTCGCTGCCATGTGTCCGCACCAGCATTCCGTTGTACGTTGTACGGCGGCTGCGTATAGCGAGCCGGG